TCAAGAAATCCAAAAAATCCAAAGAAATAAAACTTCCTTCACTGGAAACAGAAGGACGCTGTAACCAATGCGCAAGCGTGTTGGAGTTGATTAGTTGGACGTTCGTAACGGGGAATAGTGTTAGTAGTCTAGTGTGCGTGAATCCGAAGTGTCCTTCGTATGCGCTGTTGCAAGTGCCAGAACATATCATGTATAAACACTGGCTCAAGCAAGAACATAGAGAGAATAGACTAATCGAAAAACATTTATGAAAAAGCGCACAATCAAACCGTGCAAAAAATGTTATCAGATGACAAATCACGAAGGTGGTAAATGCCTGAAATGTCAAACCTGTGCAAACCTATGCAGTCCTAAAACTCTTAGAAAACAAAAATGATAAACAACCACGGGCACTCTTGGCTCGACTGTACTCCGATACTATGCAGAACCTTCCCTAGCGTTGCACAGGAACTCGGTGCGCCGATGATGGCTTACGAGGACAACAAGGAATGGTGCGATGCCGAGAAATGGAGAGAGCTTGAAAAATACAGGCAAGGATTCCGCGCCTTCATGTGCGCTTGCTCGGCAGTCAAAGTCTTTAATCCGAACGTCAAATGAAATGTCCGCAAATAGACACATGCTCACATGCTCAACTGCCAGCTTGCGAGTTTGAGACAATCATCAAGGCTTGCCAGCTCAACCAACAAGAGACGCAACGCAAAGTGCAAGAGACAATGCAGAAACATCATCTCGCCGAGGAGATGGATAAATGGAAAGGGCTTTGCCATTAACCAAAAACAAAATATGCTAGACACGTTTATCATTCTCGACCAAGACGCGGACTACCGAAGAGTACGGCCAAAAGACGAACCGAGTAGCGTTGGAGACGTGATAGTCGCCACAAGAGGCCAATTTGTAATTTCGGGAGTTGATCACGAGGAAGACGACGAAACCGTCCAGCTAACCTGTATTGCTCAACCGATTAACGCTTAATTTTTAATTAAAATAATATGCCTCAATCATTTTATTCATCAACAACTACTGGCGGAACTTTTTTTGACATCAACAGTCTTATAACTATTGACGGTTCGGCATCAACAAACGGTATAACCGTCAATGCAACCGTTAAAAAGACTACAGGACACGATGTGTCACTTGTCTTTAGGTATATCAAAAAGAAATTCAATATAATGGAACGGGTGATTCTTGATAGAAGATTAGACAGACTGGAGAAGGCGTTTAACAATGCCGTGGAAAACGGACAAGAGGCACTTGGCAACAAGCTATTGCTAGAACTGGCGAGAGAAGTAAAAGAAAGTGCGATATACGCAAAAGGTATTAGGTACTATGTTGACAGGGAGGTTTTATCAAGAGTCAAGAATAAGATAAGAGATGGACATATATCGGATACGAAATTAAAAGACTACACGAGAGTTATACCGAAGGATGTATTAGCGAAGAAGAAAGCTGTTGAAGATGTATTTGACGGGTTTGTAATTTATCACTACTACAATAACGCAATCGAGAAAAAGCTAGAGAAAAAACAACAGATGTCGCCAGATGAAAAGAGGAATATGAAAGACCCTATTTTATTTGGATGGATAAATGAATGTGATAGGTTGTATTTTATTGGAGATTGGGAAGACGAGTATTGCGATTTAACATTCGATGAGATTATAGGAGTAGTCGGTGAAGCTAAATTATCAAAAACACCTACCCTATGAAATTCACACCCGAACAAGCAGGAGCATATTGCGACCAAGCGCATAATTGCAAGGTTGACTTTTTAACAGATTTGTGAAATAGTTTAGCTGTAATCAAACAAACATGAAAAAACTCGACTACAAAAAAATGCTTCAGGAGATAGACGAACTTGTGCAGACTGATTTCTGCATGGATATGGACTCGCGACTAATTCGCAAAAGACCACTCTTTACAAAAAGAGAATCAGTCGAAATGGCTATCCTGATTGGGCGCATTTACTCGATTTCGCATTGCATTTCTTGTTCAGCCTGTAATAAAAAATATTTAAAATAATAAAAACATGAAAAAAGTTTTACTTTGGTTGCTCAATAAGTTTTACAACGGCACTCCCTGTGAGTACGGACTAATCAATAATGTCGAGGCTTATGAACGAAGTTTTCTGGATGACACGCTGGAGAATAATCCTGAGGTGACGATGAAGGAATTTTTAGACTCAATGGATAGAATGGATAAATGTATGAAGTCTGGAGAGGATTGTACGATTATGGGTAAAACCGTTTACAAGGGTTCGGATATTCTTATTGAGACTCTCAATAAAGATATGCTATGAAAACAAAACCATCAGACATGCCAGAAGGATTTGAACAACTATTCGGAACTCTCACGAAGCCTGAAAAGCTAACGCCAGAGCAGGAACTCGGAAAGGCTTTACTAAAAATAAGAAAAACAAATGGAAGCTAAAACAATACAGCAAATGTACATACGCCGATCCAAGCAATATGCTAATCCGTGTTGCATTCAAGCGTTGACGGATTTCATGATAGAGATTTGGTCATACCATTATCTCGAAAAGGATTTGAAAGTAAAACAAAAAGCACTACCCTATGAAGAAGAAACCCAACCTAACGCCTCTTGAGGATGTCGAGTGCGAAGTATTTGCGAACTGGTGCAGATGGAATAATTTGCTTTTTACTCATATCGCTAATGAGATACCGGTCGGACATCAAGAAGGTAAAGTTTGGAAGCCTCATTTCGCTACGATTAACAGACTCAAGGCTATCGGATTCTGTTCAGGCTTTCCTGATTTTGTAATTAAAATACCAGCTGGATTACTTGTAATCGAGATGAAACGCCAGCAAGGTGGTACTACAAGCGCAACACAGAAGATATGGCTCAAGGCATTACAGGAAGTTGACGGAATCGAAACGAAGGTATGTTACGGCGCTGAAATGGCAATCGCATTTGTTCAATCTTATCTTTAAGATATGAAACAAAAATACATAAAGGCAAAGCACTACATTGATATCGGCGTGCAACACGCCGAGGATGTAAACAGATCCTCCTCTTGTTATATGGTGGATACCAAAAAGCGCCAGATCCTCTTGAGGTCAGTTCCGATTTACGCTTTACCAAGAATGGTTGAGCAAGAGCCTAGACCTTTGGATTGATTTTCGGTGCTAAAGAAGGGAAACAAAGAACAAGAATTGCTCTTGCGGCTGATGAAACCACGGCGTTTCCTATCGAAATGAATATAACCCATATATCGTTACCATCTCTAGTAGCTGTACTGATTGCGATCCAAATCGAATTGAGATCCGAAAGTGTCATGCCCCTTTGGTAGAATGCGATAATTGCACTCGCGCCTTCACTCGTAAGGAATGAAGCCACGAATACGGCAATAAACAATCTCATCTCGCTCTTGAACCTTTCACTCTTGAGGAACTGTTTGATTTTTTTCATGGTGTTATTTGTTAATGTCTATTTTGCGAAGAATCTCGAGAGTCCATATCTTATCATCCGAAAGATTAGAGTCGTCTTTTAAGACTCCTTTATTCTTCCAGTAAGTGATCGCCTCTTGTTGCCACTCTACTCTTTGCGGATAAATCCCCATAAATTGAGTGAGATATTCGAGAACAGTTGGTTTGATATTATTGCCCGGACAACTCTTGTACGGTTTTCCGCTTGAATTAAGAGCGTAATCCCTGTGCATTTTCACATTGTCACTTGGGATATTGTAGGCACTTCTTAATCTCTTAATCAATTCAAAGGTTGCTTTTACTTGAGCCATGCTTGGAGTTTCCTTGTCGAAATCACCAACCATACAAATTCCAATCCCCTTAAAGTTCATCATGCCTTCCTTACAGTGCGCGCCGACTTCAGTGTCTTGTCGATACTGTCGGACTTCACCCGTTCCGAAGACAACATAATGATACCCGATATACCAACCACTCTTTGACTTCGGGAACTCCCTAGCCTTGTGCGAATTGTTAAAAGAATTTTCCGTAATATCCGGACTCAAATCCCGAGGCGTAACTGAATGATGTACTACTATGTACTCATGTGTGTTTGCCATCTTGATTGGATTAAGAAGTATAAGCACTAAAAATCAATGCGAGAACCATTAGGAGAAAACTGCCTAGAAGCGTACCACCAAGCCCAAAAAACCAGTTTTTGTACTTGCCATCATTAGTCATCAACGCAAACCTTGAATCTATTTCTTGCCTCATCAGCGAAAGCTGATCGTGGCTTACATATGAATTGCCGATATTCTTAAATCCTTCTTTTATCGTTTCCGCTATGATTTTCAAATTCTCATTGATGGTTTTAACCTGCTCGGATAATGCGGTCAGCTTATTGTCGAACTCATTTACCTTCTCGAATATCAAGGCTTGATTCGACTTCACCTCGGCAATCTGTTCCGAGTGCAATTTATATCCGCCACATTTTTGGAAATCTTCTTTTGGCATTAGCCTAAAATTATATAATTCATGCCGTCTGCCGTTGCATCATGGTCGTGTGCGGGATCAGTAGTTGTTAGATCATAAGTGCGAGTCAACCCAGTATTGGCAATCGAAAATACTAATGTTGCATTTTGCGTGTTACCACCATTCGTTACTGATGCGTCGTAAGATACTCCCGTATTAAAATCCGTACAAGTCGGCGCACTTGGATATGAAGCCGCGCTAACCGTTGCTACCCCGTTGAACCCAAGGGCAACTGAATTTGCCAATTTAATGTCACCCCTTACTCTTTTGCCATTACAAGAAGTTCCCGCATCATCACATACCCACGCGCGTATATCAAATTGCAACATAACTAATTTCGGTCTGAATCCAACATTAAGAGTATCACTCCCTGTAGCGTCATCATCCAATGTTGAGAGCGTACCAGTTGCAACAAAGGCTTCTTTTGTTAATACTTCTGTCGCTGATAATGCCACCCCTAATTGTTTCGTTACAGTTCCAGCAGTGTGGCTAACAGCACCAGCCGTATTAGTACCAAATACCGGACTACCTGCCGTCAATCCTGATTGAGCATTAGTGTATTCATAACACACGACAATTGTTGCATCCGCATTTCCGCCGACAACAACCCAGCCAACAAAAGCCTGTGCCGCTTCTCCGTTAGCTGTCGTATCTAGTTTCCACAATTTACTATCCGAGGCTTTAAAATATAAGGGTTGTCCTGCCGTCACTGTTTCACCAGCCGTTCCCTTGTACAGTGTTTTCTCGAGATATGTTTTACTGATAATCTCAAATCGGTCATTCGTATTATCGTATATGCAATAAATGTATTGTCCTGCTTGTATATCTCCCTTTGATAATTCCGCTCCGTTTTGGTGCATCAAATCTACTGTATCAGTAATGCCTCCGGTAAGTGAGAGATTAGTCGCTCCTGTATTTGTAGTCTTCACCTCTATCTTCAAAATCATTCCATTCTCAAGAGCCGCAACCTGTGCAGGTATAGCGACTGTGACTGTGTTCGCAGATACCGAAGAATCCACAAGCGTATCGCCAGCGTGGAGTAAAGTATCTTTGCGAAGATTATTATATTGAGCCGCCGTTGCGTCATCACCTGCTACTACTACTGCTGAATTAAGTGCCATAAATTAAAGGTTAGCTTATCGTGATTTCAGATTCACAAGTTAATGTCTCTGTTGCCGCCTTTGCGATTGTAGTCGTCAAAAAGTGACTCAGAATTTGTCCTGTATCTACACTTGAAGTTCCGTCAATAAACCATCCGGCTTCCTCAACAGTTCCGGTAAAGTCCGAAGCAGAATAAAAATTGCTCAAGTAAGCGATATTGCTTGCATAAGCCGCGCTCGAAATTGCCTTCCTGAAAGTTTCAGTAGTCAGCGTAGTATCTCCATTCACTGGTGCAGTATTGCTTGAGCCGACAGCGCCGTAATTCACAACGCCGGTATAAGTAGTTGTATTTGCAAATCTTTGTGCGATTACAGACCTCCCGACCGTTGGAATGATATTATGCACGACTTTCTGTTTAACAAGCGTTAAATCGCAAAGTTGTCGGTATAAAAATTTCAGTTCCCAAAATATCTGATTATGATTTTTGCAGGTCTTAATAAGATTTTCAATCTCTGCAATTATCTTTGTTGCCTTTGGATGGCGGATGTCACAAACGGAAATCGTATGAAGCCCAGCCATAGGTTTTGATACCTCCTTGTGACACAAAAATCCTTCAACCGGATTAGTTAGATTCAGTTTCTTGAGCCGCTTTTTGAATGCTATTTCGGAAACTTTGTTTTGATTTTCCATGTAATATAATTATGATTGCAAAATAGAAAAAAGTAAATGTCATCCCCATTGTCCAAGTGACCATCGAAAATCTGTTGCGTCAGGTTGCCACTTATACGGACTTGATGTTATATCCCTCTCAACAGCAGTTTCCACAGGAGTAAGTGTAATGGTTGGAGTTTCGCTTGCCGTTTCAGAAGCCGTGAATGTATTAACTTCGCTTAGTGTTATCTCAACCGATTCTGCCGTTACCAAGTCAACAGTTTCATCTTCATCAACTTCAATCTGGTCATTCTCTGAAAGTAGTTTTTGAAAAAATTCTATAATACCGAATAGAGTTGAAGCGAAGGTAACTTTGAAATCCATATAATCACCGTACTCACCACCCTTGCTTGTAGATGTAACCTTCTGAATTAAGTATTGCTGATCCGTAAGTCCTCTTGCCGTATCGTTTACAGTTATCAGTTGTCCTGATTTTAGATGATCCTTTTTAATCTGTTTGCTAATAGGTTATTGATTTTTTTTGTATCCTGTAATAAACCGGCGGCATCATTAAAAGCATCTTTTTCATCTGGTCTATTTATTTTTGTA